CTACATCCATGCCTACTAATGTCCAACTCAAAGGATCAGCCCAAAGGCTGCATAAACGAGGAATCTCCGAAAAAACAAACCAACTCTACAAAATATATAGAGACGGAGAACTACTACGCTTCCATTATTTCACGAACGACGGAATACTTCAGGGCGCAAAAGTAAAGACTAAACAAAAGGATTTTTACTATGAAGGCAACAGCACTGATACTCTCTTTGGTCAGCATTTATTCCCTAGTACTGGCAAACGGGTCGTGGTTTATGAAGGGGAATTAGATGCTGCATCAGGCTACGAGGCACTCACAGGTTGGCCTCATGTATCACTACCACACGGAGCAAAAGGTGCGAAAAAAGATATTAAGAAACAGATTCCATTTTTTCAAGGATACCAAGAAATTGTACTCTTCTTTGATGGAGATACTGCAGGAAGAGAAGCAGCAAAGGAGGCTGCATCAGTACTACCACCTGGGAAGGTCAAAATCGCCAAGATGGAGACCTATAAAGACGCTTCAGACGCTTTACAGGCGAACGATGCGGAAGCCATAAGGAAGGCAATTTGGAACGCCACTGTATATCAACCTGATGGGATCATTGATGCAAAGACTTTATTAAATGAAGTCACTACACCCACAAAACCATTTGATCATGAATACCCATATAGAGGACTCAACCAGAAATTACACGGGATCAGGTACGGAACACTTACGACATTTACTAGTGGCTCTGGCCAAGGAAAAAGCTCCATCTGCCGTGAAATTGCAACTGACTTGCTCGTCAAGGGCGAACGGGTTGGGTACTTGGCACTTGAAGAGAGTAACCGACAAACAGCTTTAGGCTTGATGTCATCTGCTGTTGGGAAGTCATTACATCTAGGAGAGCATGATGAGGAAGAACTTAAAGAAGCGTTCAATAAATCAATTGCTAACTGGAATCTCTATATGTTTGATGGGTTCGGGTCGTTTGATCCCGACGTTATCTATAACCGCATAGAGTATCTAGCTACTGGCTTAGATTGTAAGGTTATTTTCTTGGATCATTTGTCGATATTATTGTCCGGATTAGAGGGAGACGAAAGACGAATGCTGGATATTACGATGACACGTCTACGAAGCCTAGTTGAAAGAACAGGCATAGCTCTATTTCTAGTAAGCCATTTAAGGAGATCAAGTAATGACAAAAAATCCCACGAGGAAGGAGGCAGAGTGTCTCTCTCCCAGCTTAGAGGGTCTCATAGTATCGCTCAACTCAGCGATTCGGTCATCGCTCTGGAACGAAACCAACAGAGTGAAGAAGAACGAAATACTACGACTCTTAGAGTTATTAAAAATAGATATTCAGGCGAATGTGGCGTAGCAACAAAATTGACGTATGACTTATCCAACTGCCGATTTAGTGAGAATGAAACTCCGGAATCATCCTTTTTCCGTGGAACCAGCGAAACCACGGATTTTTGAAGAAAGCGAATATGAACACCCTTGGTATAAACACGCTAAGGACTCAACACAATTAAATAAACCTAAGCCACCCAGCGAGGAGGCAGTGAAGAAAGCTCAATTCAAAGATAAGACTTATGAGTGGAGACCTAATGCTCGTCGTTGACATCGAAACTAATGGGCTGCTGCATGACTTGACACGTATACATTGCATTGCCATTCATGACTCAGAAACAAATGAAATCGAAACTTTTAACGACGAAAAAAACAATAGGTACTCAATCACTGAGGGACTATCCAGAATGGCTGTTGCAGACACAATTGTCGGCCACAACCTCCTTGGTTTTGACCTCCCAGCTATTAGCAAAATATATAACCATTTCTCTACCAATGCTCGTATTATTGACACTTTGCTTCTATCACGTCTTTTTCATCCGAACCTTTTAGATATTGATAGAAATAAAAAGTGGGAGCATATGCCTCTTCAACTATATGGCCGCCACTCATTAGAGTCATACGGATATCGTCTCAAAACCTATAAGGGTGACTTCGGTAAGACTACCGATTGGAGCGAATATAGCGAAGAGATGGAAGAGTATTGCAAGCAAGACGTAAAGGTCTCGGAAAAATTGCTATGGCATTTCCACCGTTATGTGACTGGCTCGTCTTAGAGCATAAGGTCGCAGAAATATTAACAAATCAGGAGTTACATGGATGGTATTTTGATGAAAAATCTGCATGGGAACTTGAATCAACTCTCCGAAAAGAGTTGGAAGAAACTACTCAAGTACTTCGAGACAGGCATCCTTTCGTTGCCGGATCAGTATTTAATCCTAAACGAAATAATCGGACACAAGGCTATGTCGCTGGTGCTGAAAGCATCCGACTAAAAGAAACAAACCCTACATCAAGAGATCATATTGCATGGGTATTGACAACTCATTATGGCTGGAAGCCGTCATTAATAAGCTCCAACGGCAAGCCCGTAGTAGACGAGATAGTCTTAAAGGAGATTGGGACGGATACTGCTCTGAAGTTTCTCCGATGCTTGGAACTGAAGAAAGCATTAGGAATGATATCAGAAGGCGTGAACGCATGGCTGAAGCTATGTACGACCTCTAGCCGTATCCATCACCACTGCTCAGTCGCCACTAATACTTTTAGATGTCGGCACAACAAGCCCAACGTGGCCCAATGCCCTGCAGGGTCTGAGTACAGAAAATTATTTACTGCTAGTCCAGACTTATGGATGGTTGGCGCAGATTTAGCCGGAATAGAACTAAGAATGCTTGCACACTACTTAGCCCGTTACGACGGTGGTAGATATGCAGACATCTTATTGAACGGAGACATTCATCAGGTAAATGCTGACAAAATTGGTATTACCAGACGTGAAGTAAAAAGTGTCTCATATGCATTTTTATATGGAGCCTCAAATGTCAAACTTGGAACAACCTTTGATAAGCAATTATCAGAAGATAAGGCAAGAGCTAAAGGAAAAGAAATACGTAAATCGTTCATTGCCGCCATCGATGGACTATCAGAGTTGTTATCGGCTATTAAGAAGCGGTCTGCTACAGGCGAGATCATGGCTATCGATGGAAGAAAACTTCTAGTAGATAGTCCTCACAAAAGTCTTAACTACCTTTTACAGGGGTCAGCCGCGTGCATCGCGAAGCGTTGGCTCTATATAACTCATAACACCGTCAAAGAAGCTGGCCTACGCGCTCAACAGCTTGCTTTCATACACGACGAACTTCAATTTGAGTGCGAAAAAAAAGACATTAATGACCTTAAATTCACCCTTGAACACTCTGCAGCAGCCGCTGGGGAGTACTACAATTTGCGAGTACCTATCGCAGCCGAGTCTAAATCAGGACTCAACTGGAGCGAAGTCCATTAGTCAGTATTTAGGAGAACCTAAAGAACGAGGCTATACACAAGACCGAGGAAGATTTGCAGAGCTAATAGCATTTAACACACTAAGTAGGCTTGGCTATGACGTTAGATTTGAAGCCCCTTGTGATTATGATTTAACCATTCATGGTGAATCAGGGATTACCCGAATACAAGTCAAATCTATCAGTGATCGCAATAGGATTACCTTGGGTAAATCAAGCATGAGAGCCAGTGGTCCTAAGACAAGTAGATATAAGATTGATGCCTTTGACTTTTTATGCACAGTTAACTTAAAGACAGAAGAAATTTATCTCATACCTATTAGTGCTTTAGAGAGTTCATCTTTCCGTGGAGAGCTTAAAACATCTACCACTATGAATAAGTACAGAGGTTATAAAATCATATGAAGCTGCTTTTTGATGCTGACTTCACAGTATATAAATGTTGTGCTGCAGCCGAAGATGAGATTAACTTTGGTGATGATGTTATCTTTGTAACCTCTAAGTTTTCTGAAGCCTATAGCTGTGTTAAACGAGACATTGATAGGGTATGTAGACACTTTGGATTATTTGATGAACCTATCTTATTTTTTAGTGATAGTTTAAATTTCAGAAAAGAAATAGAGGGGTCGTATAAAGGCCACAGAAATCGTAAGAAGCCTTGCGGTTACAGGAGAGTCATTAATAAGCTATCAGAAGAGTATGAAGTTATCAAGATGCCTACCTTAGAGGCAGACGATGCTCTTGGAATTTATAGTACAAAAAATCCAGGAAATATCATTATCTCACCTGATAAGGATATGAAGCAAATCTCAGGCCAACTCTACAATCTGGATCAATCTTTTACTATAACTAAAGAGGAAGGTGCTAAGTGGCATCTAATTCAGAGTTTGGCTGGAGACAACACTGATGGTTATTCAGGAGTTCCAGGACTGGGAGTCAAGCGAGCAACCGCTTTATTTGATGAGAAAGGGTACAGCTGGAAGACAGTTGTAAATGCATTTAAAGAAAAAGACTTATCGGAAGAGGTCGCACTAATGAATGCACGTTTAGCAAGAATATTAACCGTAGATGATTATGACTTCAAAGAACAAAAACCAATCCTTTGGACCCCCTCCCCCGATTACAGAGTTGACGATGGAGCAAGACTTCAAGCTACGTCAACTTAAAGATGCAATAGAGCATCCTATGTGTTCTAGAGAAGATGTTCACACCATCTTCCTAGCACTCCAAAAACAGAATTTTATCTTAGCCAACTGCCTTACAAATTTATTAAAGAAATGGCCGAAACCACCAATGAAACCGGACCCGAATATTACAGGCTTGGCTCAATCCAAGTTTGGGATTTTATACGTGATAAGGAACTCAACTTCCACTTAGGAAATGTTATCAAGTACGTCTGTAGAGCAGGTCATAAAGAAGACGACATAGAAGATCTATCAAAAGCAATCCACTACCTATCAAATGAAATCGAATTTAGAACAGGCAAAAGAGTTCAGGAGTGCGTTCGGGGTCCAGAACTCCCCGACTTTGCCTACCAGAGCTATGCAAAAGAATTTGATCGTTGAAGAATTTAAAGAATTTTTAGAAGCAGAGGGGATGTTGTTCAGAAACAATAAACCTTTTCATGAGGACGCTATTAAAGAACTCAGTGATCTTGTATATGTCTGTTACCAATATGCAGAAAACATGGGATGGGACTTAGACGAAGCCTTACGTCGAGTCCATGAAAGTAATATGTCCAAACTAGAAGACGGTAAAGCTGTCTATAGAGAGGACGGAAAAGTATTAAAAGGCGCACACTACAAACCACCAACTTTAAGTGACTTAGTTTAATGGATAAATTATTAGAAAGAACTATAGCGAGAACTGGCCGTGTTCAATCATGGCTAGATAATCCAGAATCACGTCTACCCGTATCATGCACAGTTTTCGTAGTTGAAGACCAAATGGAGGGACCAAATGGGATTGAAGCATCGTGGAGATTCGCCAGCCATGCCCTCCGGAATGGGGCGGGCTGCGCTATACACCTATCTAATCTCCGTCCAAGAGGACATGAAAATGGAAAAGGACTCGTTGCTTCGGGTCCGGTGTCATTCGGAAAAATCTACTCAATTTTAAATGAAACATTACGCAGAGGAGGCGTGTACAAAAATGGAGCAATTACGCTTACCCTTGATATTTGGCATGACGATATTATTGAGTTCGTGCGCTGTCCTAGAGTGGAACTCCCTTGGGTCAAAAGGTGCGTCAACCTTACTCAAGAAAGCTGGGACAAATCAAATAGAGAAACTAAAGCAGCCATTATCCACGGAATTAAAAGTGGAGACATTTGGCTTGCAAAAATAAAACATGACAAAAATGGAAAACGAATCAGATCGAACGTATGCCTTGAAATATTCTTGCCCTCACGTGGAACCTGCCTCCTTCAGCACTGTGCTTTATCTGCCTGTGGTATTGGAGAAATCAGAAGGTCTATTGTTGGAGGTATGCAAGAGTTGTGCGAACTCCATCCGAAGACAGGCGTTGGTCTGTCGGGAGAATACCTCTCCCCTGAAGAGGATCGTCAGGTCGGCTTTGGATTCCTTGGATTAGCAAATCTATTAGGACAACATGGTGTCACCTACGCAGAGTTTGGTGATGCTTTACATGAAGTTTTAACGAGTGGTATTAGAAAAGGTGTTGGCGGTATTATTGCTGGTGAAATCCATGAAGGTGTTAAAGAAGCTGCAGAAGTAGCTAAGTATTACAAGATGGATCGTGCATTCTGCATTGCCCCAACAGCTAGTTGCTCGTATAGGACTAAAACCTTTGACGGTTACACCTCTACACCAGAGATAGCACCCCCAATCTCTCGGATAGTTTCCAGAGATAGTGGTACATTTGGTGTTAAAAATTATGATTACGGCAATGTAGAAATTGCCAGTGAAGTTGGTTGGGATGCCTATAAAAAGGTAGCTGATAACTTTATGAGAATCTTAGATTCTACAGGACTTCTGCACGGCTATTCGTTTAATAGCTGGAGTGATGTCGTGACATACGATGAAAACTTCGTGGCAGAGTGGCTTCGGTCTCCTCAAACAAGCTTATACTATTCGCTTCAGGTGATGTCCGATACGCAAGATAAATCAGATGCGTATGCTGCATTAGATGCTGAAGATGTACAAGACTACTTGGATGGGATAGTAAAGCAACCGATCACATGCGATTGCCAGGAATAAAATGAACCCGTATGACAAATTACTCAATAGAAAGAGAAGATGGACACCAGTCCAAACAACAAAAGGAAAGTTTAAGGAGGGATCAGAAGAGACCCTCTTCCGTGCGCTTGCAGTACGCCATATGGAAGTACCAGTTGGGGATTTTATATCTCAAGCACTTGGAAAAGATGTTCCCGACACTGCGCGAGCACTTCTAGCGGACAACGTTAGAGATGAACTCAGACATGACTTAGCTCTCGGTTATGTAGTGAATGCCCATGGAACAGATCCACAGGCAGAAAAAGAGGCTTTTCTATTAAGGGATGCATGGAATGAGCATCCTGATCACACCATTACCAAAGCATTAGTAATTGAACGTGCAATATTCTTTGTATTACTTCCTATGTTTCGCTTTAATGGCGATGCTGGTCTCAGAACGGTATCAGCTGATATTTCCAGAGACGAACAAATACACGT